TTAAATCGTCTCCAGAAGAAAGCACTAAGCACAACCCCATAATCCATATGACGGACTCGGGTTTCTTCTGTTCCTTGGTTGTTCTTAAGTACAATAAGATCATCAAACTGAAGATGCCAAATAGGATAAAATACAGTAGCACTTGCATTACGGATACCTCCCTGTGAGCATGAGCGCAAATCTCCAAACCATTTTTTTAGGAATGGTATCATACCTGTGTGCATGATCTCACCACCACGGATGGGACTGCCTAGCGGACGTAGTCGTCCTATCTCCAAACCAATGCCTGCTCGCTTGCTGGCATACTTGGCCATCATTTCACCTGAAGCAAATATACTGTCCAGATCATCGTCACTGCGGATAAGTACGCAACTACTAAACTGTTTAGTAGGAGTCCCAAGACCAGCAAGCACAGGAGTAGCAAGAGTAAACAGGCCATCACTGGCTGCTGTGTAATACTCTTTAATATAGCGCATGCGGGCACTGTTAGGTTCTTCCTTATGGAATACAGTGGCAGCTGCCACCATGTATCTGACTTGAGGGGTTTCATATGTTTTTCCTGTTGATCGATTTTTTACTAGATATTTTTCAATCAGCTGTTCCACTGCGGCATAACTGTATGATTCATCTTTGGCATGATCGATCATGTCGTTCATGCGGTTCCAGTCATCTTCTGTGTACCATTCCAGCAGTTCAGGAGTGTACAGGCCAGTGGCCACATTGGTTTTTACAATTTCATACAAATGTGGGGGATCGTATGAGCCGTACACATCTTTGCGTAGCATGCTGAGTCGCTGTTTGCCTGCCACAAACTGATAGTTGGTATGCCCCACGTCAGGGTTAGATTCCACGTCAATCAAGTCCACAATGGCACGTAGGGTAATACCATCAATTTCTTTGGTGGTAATACCATCATAAAAATGCAACTGTGCTTTGATTTCTATCATGCTCTGACTTACGTCAGCTATTCCGGCACACACCTTGGCCACTTGTGCTTGCCATTTTTCAATTTGCAATGGGTCACGACGCCCACTACGTTTTACAACTGTAATGCTTTTCATCTCATCCTAACGAATATTTTTGTTTTATTTCTTGTTGACTGATCTGGTGCTTGGGTTTTGATACACCTAGGCTGATATTTAACACTTGGTCCGGATCCCAATTCAGTATATATTTCTTTTGACTCACTAGGACTAAATTGTCTCCCATGTGTTCAATCATCAGAGCATCCTGCAGATCAGGCAGATCCAACAGTGTTATAGTATACAGTATTCCCAGCCCACGAGCAACCGGACAGTAAATGTTGTCACTCAATAACTGCCAAGGATCTGGCCAATCAGCCCGATCATCCCAGTGCAAATGGTATGCTGACCAAGGTGCTCGAAACCACCACTGATTGATTGACAACAATGCTGATTCAACATTGGTTGCCGCAGACTGTTCACGCAGTTGTGCCCAACTGTTGAGTCTTTCACTAAAATTACTAGGCCACATCAGGCTAGATGGGTCACACTGTAATTGATTGTTCCTGATATGCCTGTGTTGGTGGCAGTGATTGACACAGTTACATTACCACCAGCGCCATCGTCGGCAGCAGTCAAGGTCACGCCAGTACTGGCATTTTCTTGATAGTTGTCAACAAAACTGAACCCGCCCGATGCGTCACTTTTGCCACGTACCACAGTCAATGTTCCAGTTCTCACGGCTGTGTTTCTCAACATGGTATAATTCATACAAAACGCCTGTACCACTGTGGTATCAACAGTGAACATGGTTCTGGTAGCATTGTTTGTGATCACATTGCTAACACCGGCTTCCCGTACATAGGTTCCCAGTGCCAATTGATTGGCAATTGTGCTATTAACCACATTGTTTATGGTGTATTGCACAGCCGGTGTGTTGTTCATGCCCAAGGCCACCGAACTGGTATTTGTAAGTTCGACTCTGGGATAATAAGTGCCACTGCGCAAGGTCTGTGCAGTGGTACGCTGGAACATGTCACCAATGCTGACATTGTTTGTGGTTTTAATATCTATGACTGGGGCAGCAGCATAGGCATTGCCAAGATAGTGGTTGGCCACATCCAAAAATGTGTTGTAGGCTGACAAATTTAAACTTACAGAATCTATCACAATGCCTTGATTGTAGATGTTGTCAAACAAGTTTTCAATTATGCGGAAACCCAGAGGTCCACCGTTGACTGGTGATGCACTGCCCAGCACTATGCCTTGCGAAAGTGTGTCAAACACACTGTTTTTCACAGTGCAACCTTGCACCTGCTCGTCTGTGTTGATAGCATACGAAGCACCAGTGAATTGACATTGATCAAATGAAATTTGTGTGCAGATCAAACTACCACTACTGGAAAATTGTACACAATTCAATGCTTCAGCAGCAGTGTCCCCATTGGCAGTGACAAATGGTCCCGAAAAACCAACAGCAGAAAAATCTGCGGCCTGCGCTCGGTCAATCAAGCAAATGTTATGACTCACGCTGGAATCATTGCCATAGACCTGTGTTTCAAATGCCATATTGGAAACTGTAATGTTTTGTGGTGGTATAGCACCGTTGGTGGCAATGTCTGCTCCAGTCTGTTGCAAACTGTCAGCGGTGCGCACCACATATTCTGGCAGGGCTTCTTGCAACCAATAAAATCCGCTGGGTGCAGAATCTGTCAAAGAAGCACCAATGGGCACAGACATTTGACTGCGATAGTACAGTCCGCCTGACGATACCAAAATACCTGCACCATATGGTATGGTATTGGTCCAGGCCGCAGCTGAGAATCTAATGATACTGCTCTGCACACCATCACCATAGAGATAAGCATAAGTGGGAATGGCAATGGTATCAGATATCAAGTATACGCCAGCTGGAAAATACAAACCTCTGCGCACCTGAGGGTTGACATCTTGACAATAAATTTGATTCAGGGCACGATTGATATTGGCAGTGACGTCAGTGACTCCGTCGCCAGTGGCACCAAAGTCAGAGATCACAGCATAGCTGTCTAAACGATTTTGCAAACTTTGTGACACTGGACTGCCCGCAGTGGCTCCAGTCTGTACCACATATCCACCAGCTTTGCCTTGATAAGTATAGGCAGTGGAGAATCCCAATATGTCTGAGTATTCTGTTAGAATTTCAGTGTTGCCAACAACAGGGGCACCATCAGCCAGGGTGCCGTTGCCAATGAACAGTCTGCGTTCGTCCGTGGCCCACCCCAGCTCTGCACCGGCCAGTGGTTGCGGTAAGTCTACTTCAAGACCTTTGCGTTGTGTTATGCGTGATATTTGTACAATTGCCACAGTGTGATTCCTTCGGGTATCACATATTTAGCAAGTAATACTGTTCGACCTTTTTCCACCATTGGTCACGATAGTGCTCAAATTCTCTGCCCTCTAGCACAAATTCCTGGTACTCAGGCGGCTTGATCATGTTCATTTGCTCGTCAAGTTCGGGCTTGACACACATCAAAATTACACCTTTTTGGATGCGTGTACCGTGCAGTTCATTGTGTGCTTCTGCGTATGCACACAATTGCATGAAGTAATCGTCAATCCACTCACGCTTTTTGAGCCGGTTGGTTTGTTTGTAATCCAGAATGGCCTCGTCATTTAGATGCATGCCTGCACCATCTGTTGTGCCTGCATAGATACCGGGAAAATACAATGGAACTTCGATACCCCAAAACTCACTTACATTTTTCAAGCCGTGTTCAACAACCACATGTGCCATTGCATGACTGGCCCACGAAAATGGGTTGGTACCGCGTTCTTTGATCACACCTTCTTGCACATACTGTTCAAGATAGGTGTGCATCCTTGTGCCACGATTGGCAGCTTCTGTTGTGATGGCCTGTGCTTGCTCATGTCCCACGCGATTGCGCCAGTTTTGTAAGGCCGCTTTTTTTTCTTCACTCTTGGTGGCTTCCAAGATTGTGGTCACTGATGGTAACTTTTTGCCATCAGGTGTGGCATACAGTCTACGGCCATTGACGTTTTCTCGGGGAATAGGTTGATAGTTGAATTTTGGATTATACATGATTATAGTTGATTATAGTCGATTATAGTCCAATTGTCAACTATATTCGAAAACTTTCTCCACATCCACAGCGGTCACGTTCATTGGGATTGGTGAATTCAAAACCTTCATTGAGACCTTGGCGCACATAATCTACTTGTGTGCCACGCAGATACACATCATGTTTTTTATCAACTATTACACAAAAGTCACTGTGAGCATAGTTTATGGTACTCTCATCTGCACAGTATTCTTTAACGTACTCCAACACATAAGCCAAACCAGAGCAACCTGTGGTTTTCACACCCAGCCGTATGCCGGCATAGCCTTTGAGCTCGACTAATTTTTTAATTTTGGCCCGTGCTTTGTCAGTTACTGAGATCATGCTTTTTGCGATAGTCCTCTACAGCGGCCTTTATGGCATCTTCAGCAAGAATAGAACAATGAATCTTGACTGGTGGCAGTGCGAGTTCTTGAGCAATCTCTGAATTTTTAAGAGCTGCGGCCTGGTCAAGCGTTCGTCCTTTAACCCACTCGGTAACAAGAGAGGATGAGGCAATGGCACTTCCGCATCCGTATGTTTTGAATCTAGCATCTACAATGATTCCGTTTTCGACTTTGATTTGTAATTTCATCACATCGCCGCAGGCCGGTGCTCCTACCATGCCGGTACCGATGGTGTCGTCAAGTTCAAACTTGCCCACGTTGCGTGGATTTTCATAGTGATCAATTACTTTTTCTGAATAGGCCATGTGATTTCCTTTGCTAATTTTAGCATATTTACTAACAAGTGTCAATAAGAATGATTATACGCCGCGGTCTTTGCCAGCAGCTTGTTTGGCCGAGGCGGCCACAATGTCTTGTGCCTTGTTGACAGGCATTTGGGTTGCACCAGTATTGGCACCTTTGTACTTGATCACACTGGGATTGTTGGGATCTATGGGCTCTAACACACTATCCAATGGAGCCTGGCTTACCACACTCACAATGTTTTTTTGATTTACTGGAAATCCTAAACTACGTGCAGTAGATATAAATGCATCAGTGCTGATTTGCTTTTGTGCATTTTCATCATTGGCCCTGCCAGAAAGAAAATTTACCAGACCCATCAGTTTGTTTGGATCCAGTGAACTTGAGTTTTCGACTTCGTCGATTCTCATTATCTACGTGCTCGACCCAGAGCAGCCTTGGGGGTTGTGGGCTCTTCTTCAGCACCAATATCAGCACCCATTTCAGCACCAATATCAGCACCCATTTCAGCACCAATATCAGCACCCATTTCAGCACCTGGCATTGGAGCAGGTGCAGTGCCTGGCATGCCACTGGCAGCCATGCTGGTGTCTAGTGCGGCAGGTTGCCCGGTCACAACACCTAAGGCTGTTTCCAGTTGTTGCTTGGCACCTTGTAGGTTTTGCACAAGGCCTTGCAATGCCCCAGTAACATCAGTGTTGAACTGTGTGGCTTGTTCCATGCCAATTTGATTGCGGATTGAATCTACCAAAGCAGGCAGTTCTTTGAATTGCATCTCTGTGGTGTCTTCCAACATTGATTGCATTTTGTCTACCATGTCTTGTGCAGCCAGAACTACCTGTGCTT